TTATAACCCTGCCCTCGCCGTTAAAAACCCAATTGCTAAAGTTCAGCGCAGCCGAATGACGCTGGAGCAATGGAACTTAATATATAAGTCGGCTGAAAAATATGCCCCTTGCTTACAAAACTCTATGCTACTTGCCTTATTAACTGGCCAGCGTCGCGGTGATCTAGTCGATCTTAAATTTTCAGATGTTTGGGATGGGTACCTACACATAATACAAAATAAGACCGGTGCAAAAATTGCTTTACCATTAACACTACGCTGCGAAGCGATAGGCTTATCTCTTTCTGAAGTAATCGCGCGATGCAGGGATCGTGTCATCAGCCCTTATCTGCTTCACCACGTCAGAAAGCACTCAACCATCGATGCCGGAGATCCTGTTACTGAGGGAACTATTACGCGTATGTTTATGGAGGCAAGGAACGAGGCCAAAATCAACTGGCCAAAAGGTACCACTCCAGCCTCCTTCCATGAACAACGCTCACTGTCTTCACGCCTTTATAAAGAACAGGGAGTCGATGTTAAAACACTTTTAGGTCACAGCACAGATGCAATGAGTGAACAGTACAGGGATGATCGCGGGCTTGACTGGAAAAAATTAGTCATTTAGCTACGTGAAAAACAGAGAGGTAATGCTTAGCAAATTTGTTATTTTTCGCGTAGCGTTTTGGAGAAAGTTATTGGGGAGATTTTGGGGAAAGGATTTTCTTTAGATTTTACATGTAGTTACTTTTCCGCTCTTTGCTTCATAAGCAAAACGCCGAAGCGTAACGTCTTATTAAATAGCCAGCCCGGCCAGTAACAGCCGGGCTTTTTATTTCCCGTTATGCATTCTGCTTAGGAATAATCAGCACCTGACCAGGATAAATTTTATCGGGATGGGTCAGCATCGGTTTATTGGCTTCAAAAATCGCATTGTACTTATTCGCGTCGCCATAAACCTGTTTGGAAATAGCGCTTAGCGTGTCACCCGATTTAACGGTGTAATAAGTGGCTTCTTCACGCGCATCGCTGGCGGTCACGTTATTCTCGACGCTGGCGATGCCTTTTACGTTACCCACCGCAACCTGGATTTTCTCCTTTTGCTCCTGGGTCAGGCCATCGCCACTCACCACCGCCTTGCCGTTTTCCACTTTGACGCTGACTTTATCCGCGCCGGGTACGCCGGTTTTCTTGAGGTGTTCCTCAACTTTTGCACCCACATCCCCCTTCAGGGAATCCCAGAGTTTTTCACCCGCTTCTTTTACAAAATCAAATAAACCCATCGTAAGTCCTCCCAGTGAAAGTACGCTATAAGCCTGGCAAAGCTCAGCAGAACTGACCAGTCTCCGACGGGATAATCAGAGTTCGTCACATTGTGCGCTGAATTTTTGGTTTAACTGTTCAGCATTGCAAAGTCCACAGGCCGCCAGTATGGTGAAATGCGCACTTAGCGGGCTATTTAATTTCTGAGGGATCAACAATGCCGCACGATAAAGGTTATACCGTTCATCAGCAAATCATCGATTTACTCAATAAACATCACGCACGTTACCGGGTGGTTGAACACGACGCGGTAGGAAAATGCGAGGCCGTTTCCGCCATTCGCAAGACCGCACTGGGGCAAGGTGCCAAAGCGCTGGTCTGCCATGTGAAAGGTAACGGTATGCGCCAGCATGTGCTGGCGATCATCGCCGCCGATAAGCAGGCGGATTTAAATCAACTCGCGGTTTCCCTGGGTGGGCGGAAAGCCTCGCTGGCAAGCCCGGCAGAAGTGGATACGCTGACCGGCTGTGAATTTGGCGCTATCCCGCCATTCAGCTTTCATCCGGCGCTTAAACTGGTCGCAGACCCGCTGCTGTTCGAACGATTCGATGAAATCGCCTTCAATGCCGGGCTGCTGACACATTCGATCATTATGGACACGCAGGACTACTTACGAATTACCGCGCCGACGCTGATTGATTTTCACAGCGCCTGACCCCGACGCATCAACGAAAAAAC